GATAATCTGTGCAAATCACTATGTATATATGACAGGCGGAGTCCCGCACACACAAAAGGGGGGAGGGGGTCTATTAATAGTGGCGGAATCCAAACACAACATATGGTATTTCTGGGATCGATTTTAGACACAACATCTTGTGTCCACCCCTATATATGGTGCATCACAAAATCACACCACCTACAACACACATATGGCTCGTATAAGACTCTATTAGATAGTTGGTTGTTGGTTGGTTGATGTTCGACTACTTGGAGTCTAGTAAAGCTTGTATTCGCTCTTCAATATCTCTCTCAACTTCGTCACTTGTTCTTGCTTCCTTGGTCTCTACCACATCGCTGAATAACGATACGCTCTTACCCAGTAATTCCAATGCTCGAATCCTAGCTGAATCTGAATCTGATTCTTTTGATTCTCTATAAAGTTGGTCTATGACATAGTTTCTTGTCCTGAGACTGCTAGCTACTACTGACTGCTCTTTTCTCTCGATAGCCCTTTGTATGCTTATTGCAATCTTAGGGTTCGCCACAAGCTTGCTTGCTTCGACTTCCACCCATTTAGGTATCTTCCCTTGCTTAGTTAAAGTGACATCGTAGACCTTCGCATAAGCTTCCTTATAACTTCCTAACTTGCCCTTGATTATTTCATCGACAAACTGGCGTTGCTTGATAGTTAGTTCCGCATCTTTTTTAACGACTTGGAGATTAGGTTTTTCATCTTTATTCATGGAATAAATATAAACCTTTTGGATTGATTTTGTAATGCTCACAAACTGCTATCAAATAATATGTACTGGTAAATGTTTACTTTGATGTTCAATACCCTTATACTGATTTCATCAAACAATGAAACAGGAGATTTTTTATTAGACAAATTTAAGCAACTATCAAGTAGAGTTCCCAACGTAGATACGAACTTGATTGAGGGTCTTGAGAATTACCCTCGAAGATAGAGAGAAGCTTCAAAACAAAACACGTACCATTAGAAGTGCTGAAGTCAAAAGCATGGATGCGGAAACGATAAGTTCCAGTTGCGACTACTCCAATAGTCCACGAATTAACGTGCTGAAGAGAATCCCATGTTGGGGTTCAAGAAACTTATAAATACTTGGAGGTATTAATTATGTTTAAACCTAGTGAAGCAAAAGAGTCATGTCTACATATCTTGAAAGGGAGTAATATTCCTTTCTTGATTGGTGGAACTGGCGTAGGTAAATCCGCTATCGTTAAAGAGATTGCGGAGGAACTAGCTAACGATAGAATTTTGACTGATTCAGTCAATCCTAAAGACGATGAATTTGGATTCATTTCTTTTAGATTAGGGTTAGTTGAATCTATCGACTTAGGCGGTCTCCCTTACATTGAAGAGGGAGAACAAAAGAAAGCATTTTTAGGGAATCTTCCTAAAAGTGGAGAGGGTGTATTTTTCTTAGATGAATTTGCTCAAGCTCATTCAAGTGTGCAAGCAACGATAGGACAATTACTCGACCCAAAAGGTAAAAACGAAGAGCGTAGAATTGGCGATTATGTTTTTCCAAATGGGTGGAAAATTATCCTAGCAGGTAATAGACACACAGATAGAAGCGGTGCAAATAAAGTGCTAAGACATTGCCAAGATAGAACTACAGCAATTCAGTTTACTCACGATGTAGACGATTGGTTGAAGTGGGCTGATAAGAACGATGTTCACTTAGATGTTCAAGGATTGATTGGATATATGCCACAACTATTGTGGGAGTTCGACCCAAAATGTAATGACCCACAGCCAAGTCCAAGAAGTTGGACTAGGTTGAGCGATACATTAAAGACTGACCCACCAAGAAGATTGATGCAAAAACTTTTTGAGGGTGACGTTGGGCAAAATGCTAGCATCGAATTGATGAACTTTATTTCATTAAAAGAAGATGTGCCTAACCTTATGGATATATGTAAAGGCGAGGATGTTGAACTCGTTGATAGTGCTGGATTGTGCTACGCAACGACTATAGCCTTAGTCAATGTTATTGGCGATGCTGATGATAGCAATATCTATGACTGGTTCGAAAATGCCCTTGCTTATGTAAAGCAATTATCAACGATTGAGTTCTCGATATTCTTTGTTAGAAAACTGACTGCTTTGAGAGATGAATTAAAAGATTCATCCGCATACTCAAAGTTTAAGGTTGAAAATCAAGATATTGAAATCTAATTGATTGATTGGCGGGAGAGGAAATATTTATTATTGACTGGTAAATATTCCTTTTCCGCCTACTGTATCAGCCTACTGTATCAGAATGTGTATTCTGACTGACGATTCAAAAATGATGAAACAGTAAACTTAATTTTTATTACTTGGAGGTAATATGAAAAAAGAAAATGTAAATACCTTGTCTGAAAATGCGACCTTGGTGCGACTGAATACGAAGCATCCTAGCGGAGTGAAATCAGACAAGTATCTTAAAGAGGGTCTAGCGATAGACCAAGAAGCTATGAGCGAATCATTGCACGTTGCTAAGTATATTTTTGGTAAAGATACGAATAAGTATTTTCGAAGAATTATCAACAAATTTAGAAACGATGTTTACTACCCTTTGACTGTCCCTTGGGATGATAATACAAGCGACTATGAAGGTAAGGTTCTAAGCGGTTGGAGACTATGTCCTAATCGTGAACTTGATACGCTCATGGATAGAGTAGAGCAAGCCAAGTTAGAGTTCCAAAAGGAAGTCGATAACTTCATTGATAACTATGACAATCTCATAGAAGCAAATAAAGTAAAACTTGGTAATGCTTTTAAACTTTCTGATTATCCTGACGTTGATGAAATCAGAACTAAGTTTAGATTCGATTTCGAACTAGGCACAGTTCCAAGATATGATTCCAAGGATATCAGACTCAACGTATCTGAAAAGCTTAGAGACAAGATTGAGCGTGATGCAATTAAGAGAGCAAATAACAATGTTCAGACGATTGCAAGAACTACAGTAGAAGCTTTACTGGAATCAGTAGGGCATTTATCTGACAAGCTTAAATCTTATGACCCTAAAGATAAGCAAAAGGGAGGGTTCTTTAAGAACTCAAGCTTTGACAAGCTTAGAGGTTTTTTAGATACATTACCCAGTATCAATTCAGATATCTTAGGCAATGACAAAATGATTGCGGAAGCACATCAAAAACTGGTGGCGGTCTTTTCCAATATCAATGATGTTGATTCTCTAAGAGATGAATCTAGTTATGGTGCAAATAAGCGTAAGCAAATTGCAGATGATTTAGACGAATCAGTTGACGGATTGAAAGGTGGATTTTTAGATAATATGTATTCTAAAAAGTAAGCCAATGAGTTGCGGTGTAAAAACTATTTACCAGTAAATATTTTTATACCGCTTCTTTTTTTCTGTATTGCAATGTGTATTGCAACTGATGATTAGGAAACTATGAAACAGGAACTCATAAACTTAATACTTGGAGGTATTATGAAAAGTGAAGATAGAATAATCAAAGCTAGAGCGAAATTGATGAAAGGCAATATAGGTATGGCAAGTATGCTACTTAGTCTTGAATTGATTGAAGCTAGCGATAGATGTGAAACTATGGCTACTGACGGAGTCAATATCTACTGGAATGACGAATTTGTTAAGACCTTGTCTGACGATGAAATTCAAGCGGTATTAGTCCACGAAGCTAGCCATGTTATATGGGAACATCCACTTAGAAAAGGAAAGCGAAATCACGAAGTTTGGAACATAGCAACTGACTATGTTATTAACTCATGGATTGCTTATGACTTGGGTATGCAATTGCCTAAAGACGGACTACTTGATAGACAATATCAAGGGCAGTCCGCAGAAGCAGTCTATAGAACTTTGATGAACGATGATGAAGCTTTGCAAGATGCTATTGACGATATGAAATCTCAATCAGATGATTCTGATTCTGACCAGTCTGAAAATAGCGGTGGGGATTCTCAATCTGATGATTCTGATTCTGATTCTGATGAAAGCAATCAAGCTTCAAGCCAAGGCGGAAATGATACTGGTAAATCCTTACTGGATGAACTAGCTGACATGAAGCCAAGTAGTGGCGAGGTATGGATGCCAACTGATGAAAAAGGCAATGAATTATCAGACAATGCGTTAGCGGAAATACAGGAAAAAATCCAACGAACTGTTTTACTAGCTGACAAGTTAGAGGGATGTTCCGAGGGTGGTTCATCATCAATGGGTGGTGCGGTGCAACAACTTAATAAATCATATGTTGATTGGGTTGATGTAATGCGAGACTTATTGACTTCCGCTAAGAGTCAAAATCCAACATGGAATAGACTCAACAAAAGACATTCTTGGAGGGGTGTCAACTTACCTAGCAACGATAAAGAACCGCAAGGCGGAGA